TACCATTGTATTGCCCGAATCTGTTATGAATAACGTTTGGGAATTAGATCAAAAGATTAAACGAGGTTCTGAAGTAATTATACAATTAGGCTATAACGATGATTTACAAACAGAATTCACAGGCTATGTACAACGCATTACAAACGATGGTTCTTTAATCATTCATTGCGAAGATTCTTTGTTTTTGTTCCGTGTGGCTGTACCTGATAAAGAATTTAAAAACGTCATGTTAAAGCAAATTGCTGAATACCTGGTGCAAAATGTTGATCCGTCTTTTACGGTTAATTGTGATTACGGTATCACTTACGAAAAGTTTACCATTCATCAGGCAACCGCTTTTGATGTTTTAAAAAAGCTTCAAGACGAAACTAAAGGTAATATCTATTTTGATAACCAAAACAAAGTATTGCACATACATCCGGCTTATGTTGAAATTGGTAGCAAAGTAAACTATTCTTTTCACGTAAACATAGAAAGTTCCAGTATGGAGTTTAAACGAAAGGAAGATAAAAAAGTAGAAATAACGGTAGAAAGTACCGACACAAAAGGAAAAGTAAAAAGCGTAACGGTTGGCACAACAGGTGGCGATAAAACCACTTTAAAAGTGGGCGCTATGAGTGAAGCCGATATGAAGAAAGTAGCAGAAAGCGCCTTACAAAAACAAATGTACGACGGTTACGAAGGAACGTTCAACGGTTGGCTTATTCCAAAGGTAAAACCAACAGACTCGGCACATATTGAAGATTTAGATTACGAGTACAAAACAGGCAGTTATTACGTAAAAGCTGTAACAACAAAATTCAGCCGTTCGGGCGGTTCACGCACGGTTAAATTAGGCATACAATTAAACTAATGGGAAAAGAAACAGAAATAAAACAAGCATTGATGAAAGTGTTGGGAATACAGCCCGACAGCTTTATCCGTGGTGTGGTAAAATCAGTTTCTAATCAAACGTGTAGTGTAGAGCTTTCAGGCGGTTTAGTTGTTTCAGATGTTAAGCTAAAAGCAGTTATAACCGATGAAGACGATTACATCATAGAAACGCCAGTTGTAGGTTCGGATGTGTTGCTGACAGGTTCTTTAAATGATTTGGTTGTACTGAAATGTGATAAGATTCAAAAGTTTGAGTTTTCACAAAACGGATTAAAAGTCCTTTATGATGCCGATGATAAAAAGGTGTCAATGAAGAATGATCAAGTTAATTTATTAGATGTGCTGTTGGAGTTTACCAACCATTTTAAAACCGATTACAAACAATTTACAAGTAATGGACCAACAAATGGAGCTTTGCCTACAAGTGTACAAGCAATCGCTACAATTGAAAACAAGTTTAAACAACTTTTAAAATAGCTTTAAAATGGCATTAAACAAGGAAGATTTAAAAAATAACATCATTCAGATAATGGAAGATATGCGTAAACGCACCGAAAATGCTGACGAAGAGTATGCAGAACGTTTGTCTGATGCTATTGATAGTTACGTTAAGGCGGCGACTATTGTATATACAACAGGTTTAACCGCTCCAAACGGACCCGTAACAGGAACATTTGAAGGTAATTTAAATTGATATGCCAAAAGACAAAGGCTTACAGCTGAACGATAATACTACTACAGGTGAAATCCTTGATTTAAAAATTGAAGTAGTAAAAGATGCTGAAGGAAAAATAAAAAGTGGTTTGGTCGTGAAAAATACCCTACAGCAAAACCAAGCTTTGATATTAATCACCCAACCAGGTGAAAATAAATTCAATCCCGATTTAGGTGTTGGTATTGCCGATATGTTGTTAGACCACGATTATTTGAATTACCGCCACCGCATACGAGAACATTATGCAAAAGACGGGTTAAAAGTAACTCATTTAGATTTATACGAAAATAAACCATTGAGAATAGATGCGAACTACTAAGGTACAACAAGGACAAACGTTTTTTGACTCGGTGATTGAAACAACTGGAGATGTTACCAATGCATTTGATATGGCATTGGCAAATGATATCAGTGTAACAGACGTATTATTTAATCAAATGGATTTGGTTGTGGCTGGAACAGAAAAGAGAACAGTGACGCAGTTATTTAAAATTCAAAAACCGGCAACCCAAGACAACGATGAAACATTCAACGAAGCATCAAACTATGTATTTCCGCAGGTTTTACCCTTTATACTATAACTATGGCACGCGAATTATCAGAAATAAAGCAACAAATAACCGACGAGTGGATTAACAACGAAACCATTCAAGAACGTTATGAGCTTGTACCCGGGCAAACCTTTGAACAGCAATTTAGCAAGGTATCTATTGAAAACATACTGTTTAATGTGATAGCCTTTGCTATTTGGTTCTTTGAAAAAACATTAGACTTATTTCGCACCGAAATCAACGACGAAATTGCCAAATCACGCATCCATACGCAAAAGTGGTACAGAGAAAAAGCTTTGTCATTTATGTATGGATACGATTTAAACGACACCGACAATTACGACACAACCGGACTAACCGATGAACAAATAGCAACCGCAAAGATTATTGCGAATGCTGCACCGGTAAAAATGCAAGGTTATTTGCGGGTGAAAGTGGTTAAGCGTGTGGGCGATGAACTTGCACCTTTATCATTAGCAGAATTAAATGCTTTTACAAGTTATATGAATTACGTAACCGATGCCGGAACGTATGTGATTCCAACAACAGACCCAGCTGATGATTTAAAGCTGACTTTGGATGTTTATTACAACGATCTGATTTTAGCCGGTGACGGCTCAAGATTGGACGGAACGGATGCAACTCCGGTTCTTGATGCTATTAAAAATTATTTGAAGTCATTGCGTTTTAATGGTTCTTTCATAGAATCAAAGCTTGAAAAAGAAATCGAAGCTGTGGACGGTGTATCAATGGTAAAAGTGGTCGGAGCGTGGAGCAAATACGGTTCTTATGATTATGAATCAACTATCAATCCAAACGCAGGAAAAATCAACGAAATACGCATAGCCGATGCGGGATATATGAAGATCGACGAAGCAAACACAGTAATCAACTTTATTGCATTTAACGATGAATAGTATTTACAACATCAATTGGTTTCGTTTGGTTAAAATGTTGATTTTGCCCGCTGTTAACAAGCCTACACTGTTAGCTTTTATTAATTCGGCATTGGCACCCATTAGAACTAATTACGATAAGTTTCTAATTTTTAAGGAAAATGCGGAATATCGTGTAAAACACAACGGACAAATCTGTTACCTGCAAAAAATGCTCAACGATAAGTTTGACCATTCGTTAAGGCGGATCCGGGTGCAGAATGTAAAACCAAAAGAACGATTGTGGTTCTATTACGAGCAAGATGATAAACCGGTATTCTTTTATAACGAAGAGGATCATCCGGTATTTTTTTACAATCCTGAGGATTATTACAACGAGTCTGATTTTGAGGTGTTAATCCCTTCGGTTTTGGCTGCTCAAATCAATCAAATGACAGTTCATATAAACTATTACAAACTATACTCAAAAAACCATCAAATTAAAGAGATATGAAAAAGATTCTTTTTTCCGGAACCGGCTTTCCGGGCGGTATTAAAACATTACAAACGCTTCAAGACAACACACTCAACGTAGTGCAAGGCTTGGCACGTCAGCATGAAAATTACACCGTATTATACGGCATGGAGGTTAATGGTGCCGGAACGGTTATAAGTGCCGGAGCGTTTGTGTATAACGGTGAAATCATTCCGTTTGTAGAATCGCCCACAGGAACAAAAATCACTATTAACGAAACGATTGAACAATCAAATTTCAACACCAATCCAAACAATGAAACTTCTTTGGAAACGCTACCGGCTTATTCTTTTAAATCGGCACAGACAGGAACCGGAGGCATTCATACGTTTGATACTGTGCAGTTAAAAAGGTATATAAATCGTAGAGTACTGGCAAAAGGTGTGGTGCATGATGCTGATATTTATTTTCAGGAATTTTTAGGAGGTGCAGTTGTTAATGTGGATATTCCGCTTCAAACAGCAGATTATGAAATACAATATACACTACGTACTGAAGGCACAACGAGTGGTGTATTTACACACGAACACATGATCATTGATTCAGGTTCAAACCAGTTCCGTATCGCTATTAAAGGC